ATCATCCAAGTCTTCTTCAGTCAACACAGAGCCAGACGCAAAGTCCACTGCACGTGAAGCTAGGGCTGTAGTACGCCGCACCTGTACCAGAGTTCCGATAGCTGGTGCGGTTGTTAGTTGTACAGTGGAGCTAGAAGGAAAAGTCAGACCTGTTTCAGCCACACCGTCCACTGTCACACTTATTTCAGAAGTGTTCTGATATGTAAAGGTGATGGAGAACTGTGTGGTAGTTCCATTACCTGTATAGTTTTGATATGAAAAAGCCATTTGTTTTCCTATTTAGTTTGCTAGTTCGTTAGCTGCTTGGTTTAATAGTGACCTTGCTCCATACAGTGAAGACATAGGTAGTAGTCTCAGTAGAGAACGTATTTCCGATTCAGTCATATCACCTTCTGCTATTGCTTTACCTGAGCCTAATATCTTTTGAAGAATACTTACAGAGGCAGGTGTAATAGCATAGTTGTTACCATCCATAGCACCTGTAGTAACATCAAAGATAAGGCCAAAAGTAGATGCTGCGCCAATCTGACTGATTGCTCCCTCTACTAAACGAGCAGTAGAAAGGTTCTCTTTAATATACTTATCCCTATCCCCACGTCCTTCTGCATTAAGATAGACACGTCCTGTATACATAAGGCTACCCATGAATACAGAGCTAAGTAAAATCTTAGTAACAGTAGTAGCATCACCATTAAAGGCTCTTACACCTAAACGCATTGCTTGTTGTTCCATAGCTGCCAATGGGAAACTAAGGAACTGAAACACAGTCTTACCCCACTCACCACGTAGGAACGCATTGGTAGAACCAAGGCTCATCTCTTGTACGTTTTGTGTGGTGTCACGATAAGCAGCTACTTGAAAAACATCCCTTACATCCTCATCCCAATTCTTGGTGTTGAGGCTTTCTATAATCTTTTTATCTGCATCTTTAAATGTAGAGTGTTTTAAGATTTGCTCTCTAATTCTAAGAGACATTGTAGGATCAATACCTAACTGCTCTAGTTTAATTTTAGAGAAGGGATTATCGTTTTTACGTGCTGCTCTAGACCATGCTGTAGCAAAGTTTAGCATAGACATTCTACGTAGTCCAGCAGTAACTGGTGTTAGTCCAGAAAGAAACGCTGTTGCTTCTCTTCCTCTACCTAACCATTCATCTGTTTTAGTGATCTTTGCATCATCTGTTATATCCATAGCGTCACCTTCAAAACGGCTAACGCGAGTGAATTTACCAGTGAGTACATCAGTCCCAAGTCCAGTTAGTTCCTCTAATTCTCTAATCATAGCACTGTCAAGTTTACCATCAGCAGCAATCTTAAACATCTTACGATACTGTGGCATAGTCCTAAGAAGAACAGGCAAAGAGTTTTCCATAAGTACGTTAGTCAACTCCATAAGTGCTGCCATTCCTGACATACCCATGTGCATCATAAAGCTAACCTCACGCATCCTGCGTAGGGTCTGCCGTGTACCAAAGGATGGATCACCCGCCTTAAAACCTAAGCGTCCTGTAATCCCATCATACATAAACTCAAGAGCTTCGATTTCTTTATTAAGGACATCTGGACTCTGATTAATTGTTTGAGCTTCATTACGCATCTTAGTAATTAAAGTTTCTAAAGAACTACCAACATCATTAGTATCAATACCGTTACGAGCTAGTCCAATAGCCCCTGACATCTGGAAGATGTAAGCGTTGCTTAAGTTCTCAATGTCTTCTTCTAACAGATCAGTAAACTTTAACTGCTCTATTCCACCATCATCCATACGGACATCAATAGATGTGTTTTCATCTAGGAGTAAGCGGGGACGAGAACGCTTATGTCCCTTAACTCTTGTGTTCTTTGTAAGGGTGTCTATAAGCTGATCTATCTGAGCATCAGGGATATTCTCATCCTGCATGGCTTTACGTAGGTCTTCCATGTTAAACTCAAAAGCTCTGTGCATGGATGTAAATCTACGTGAAAGGACTGTCTTAGCATAACCACGTGCCATATCACCTATAACATCAGGTGATAAGTTCTTATCAATATCAGGCTGTGCATTACGGATAGCTTTCTCCACTAGTTCCGTTACTGCTGCTTCTGTCTTATCACCAAACTTAGTACGCAGTGAGGAGATACGCTCATCACTAAACAAACGTGGTAAGTAGTTAGGTTGTTTATCTAACACACCTGTTGTAAAGCCACCCACGTTATGCTTAATAGCCATCTCACCTAGCTCTTTCTGCTGCTGCATAACTTCCTTAGCAACCTGACGTACCTCAGGGTCTATAACATCGTCAAGACCCCCACGTATTGCACGTGATACTAGGATGTTAAAGTCTGTTAAGTCTCTACCAGTACGCTTAGACCAGTTCTTGCGATTAATAAACAAGCTTCTGGAAAACTTACTACGATAGATATGCTCAAGCATTGCCTTGTATTCTGAGGCTGATGCTCCTACAACAGTGCGGTCTACGTTACCTGAGCTATTAAGGCCAAGCCTATCAGCAGCAGCGCGAACAAAACCATTCTCTGAGTTCTTGGTGAGATTGAAGACAGATAGTCTCTTACGTAGTGGGGCAAGAAACGTGCCGCCAAGCTGCTTAGAAGTAGCTCTGGCTTCAGCCTCTGTAATCTCTCCAACAGACCTTGGAACATCTGTAGCATCCACATCATCTAAATCTCCTCTGCGTTCCACTTCAGCAATGATACGCTCTGTAAGTCGGTCAACATTGTTAGCATCATAAAAAGCTTTTTCATCAACCGTAAGTTCTTCACCTAGTGCTACCTTCTGTGATAGTTCCTGCATCTGCCTATTTCTAGCAAATGCAGTAGTAACACCACTTACAGTACCACCTAGTACACCGCCAGTAAGACCGGCGAGGAGTACATCCCCGCCTGTAATGTCATACTTTAGCCTTGCACGGATTGCTTCAAAGGCTGCTGCTTCACCTGCTCCAACAACTGCACCAAGCTTAGTAGCACGGTAGACATTGTAGCCACGTTTAGCTGTAAGACCAGCAGCCGTAGCTGGACCAGTAATGGGGGCAGCAGGACCACTAACAGCCGATACAGCCGCTGTGGTAGCTCCGATACTAGCAAGCTCTGTAGGGTCAAACATAGCGGCTAGAACGGTAGCTAATGTACCCTTCCAGCCAGCTTGTTCTAGTTCTAACCTGTTCCGTTGAGTTATCTGAAAGTCCTTTGACATCTGCATAGCATAGTCATAACTAACATCCTTAGCAGCCTCAAGTACTTCTTCAATAGCCTCAGGGCTATCCAAAGCTCCCACCAGAGTATTAGTTATTTCTGGTGTAAGCTCTTTTACAGGTTGCTTTGCTATTTCAGTAAAGCGATAACCGTTACGTAGAAGAGTAGAATCAATATGCTCTTCCTGTCTAGCTGTGGAAAGAAGATTGAGGAAACTAACATCCCTGTCAGTCTTCAATGCCTTCTCTCTTTCTGCTCTTAGTGTAGCTTCAGAGACAGTAGGTACAATCGGAACAGGTTGTACATCTGTTACACCGAAAGCTCTAGCAGTTTCTTGAGAGAGTTCGTCAGCCATAGTTTTTCCTTTTATCCAAAGATATTATCATACATGCTAGTAAAGAAGTTCTTAGTTTTATCAGCATATTTACCTAAAGTACCATACTCCATTTCTAGTAAGCTTGGTAGCTGATCTCTTGGTATATCAGTAATGTTACTTAAGCGTCTAATACGTAAGTCTTTCTTCTCTATATCATAGGAAGAAAGTTTTACTTTATCACCTGTGTTACCACCTAAGAAATACAACTGCCCATCTTTAGATTCAACTACAACACCTACATGAGCATCAGCTGTTAGCTTTTCACCTGTACTTTCAAAGTAAGCTTTTTTATCTGCTGGTGTATGTATTTTAACCATAATGTCACCAGCTTTAGCCTGACTCACATCTACTTTATTACCCACTTTTAAGAAAGATAAAGCACGTACTTGATCGTAACGGTCTTTAGTACCTATTTGTTTCTGTACATCTACACCAGAGTCACGTAGTACTTGTGAAAGAAAGGCGGCACACCAAGCTGTTGAAGTAGCTAATTCTAAAGCAGACTTGTTGGGATCGTATTCACCACCAACAGCATTATCAAAGAAACCTTTTATAGCTTCAGCTTCATTTCTAACCTTTTCTGAAATGCCAATATATTTCATAGCTTCTTGTACAGGGTTAGATGATGTAGCAATAGCTACTACACTTTCAGCATCAGGTAATTGACCTATCTTTGTAGGTGTAATTGTAGCTGCCTGCGCTTCTGGTATAATACTATTAAAGAGTGCTTTACTCGTAGAAGATACAGTTTCACTTATATCTGCACCCACTTCATCAGCTACTCTCATAGCTCTGTCTTTAGTCTGTGTAGCCCACTTAGTAGCTGTAACTTTACCGTCTTCTGCAACATTGTAAAGCATGTTAAACTTAGCTTTAGCTAGAGCAGTAGCCTGTTCTACAGAACCTTCAGCGTACTGAGCAGCTTCCTTAATTGACTCCATAAACTTAGGCCACTGTTTGGTGACGTTAAATCTACCTAGCTGGTAGCCCATCTGGATCATACCAGACTGTGCAGACTCAGGTAAGTTCTTAAAGCCATCTACTACGTCAGTGAAATAGTCAGATGTCTTCTGTACCTTTAGGGCTACTACTGCTGTTGATTCCTCAGGCTGTATATTATTTACATCCTTAATTAAGGCTTTCTCATCAGGCTCTAGGGACTCAATTTGTAAGCCGTGACCTACAGATTGTTTACCATTGTCATCATAGGGAGTGTATTCAAAACCCTCATCTTTCATAATGGTAGTGGCTGCCGCTGTAGACACAGGATTAAGTGTAGAAGCAATCTTTTTAATAACATCGGTTGCCTGTGGTCCTGCATCACTAAACATATCAGTAAAGGCGTTCATATGATTTATCTTACCAACTCCTGTACCCTGCTCTGCTCTTTTAGCAGCGGCTGCTTCAGGTGTTACTGTTTCTCTAAGTTGACCTGTTCCCTTAAGCTTGTCTAACTGTTCTTTTAGGAAGTCAACTTCTCTGCCTATACCCTCAGCAGTAGGACGCATACTCCAAATCTTTTGTAGTACAACATTGTCTACACTAAAGGCTTTTCGTAAGTCTTTAACAACAGGTGATTTTATAAAGTCTTCAAACGTACCTGCTTCGCCTACTTTACCAGTACCACCAAAGTAATTTGTTATGGTTGGTGATCCTACAAACTGAGCATCATCAATTGTCCCCATAACACCAGAGACATACTTACTGTCTTCAGAAGTACGTTGAATACGTTCCGCAATCATAGCCTGTGCTGTCTCAGGGTTGAGGGCAACTGATACAGGTAACTCTCCAAGACTTCCTACAGGAATACCATCCTCATTAATAATAGCAACAGTAAATTTATTAGGATTAAGGCTGCGAGTTAGTACTAGACCAGCACCACCTTCAGCTTCTATAGCTTTAATTGTAGACGGTCTTTGAGCTTCTTCATCAATGTATGACTGTAACTTAGCTACTTCATTACCATTACGATTTACATTAGTATTAAGAAGAGGCAGGGCGTGTTTAGAGCCTATACTACTTTCTACAATAACAAAGTCTTTACGTGCGTCTTTTACTGCTTGGATAGTGGCTTGATCTAAGTCTACACCCATCTGCATGTAAACGTCTACACCCTCTTGGATATAAGGTAACATACTTCTTGTGTTTTTAAGTTCGTCAAAGTCGCTTATATCTGTTATGCCTCTATCTAAAGCATCCTGTATTTCTGTAGTACTAGCTTTACGTGTAGGTAAACTAAGATCAATAGTACGTACCAACTCTAAGGCTTCTTTTACTGTACCCATAGCCAGTCCTTCTGAACCTACACCAGCTTTTTCGATGTGGTAATCCAAAGCTCTCATAAGCTTTCGCTGGTCTTCAGAAAGTATATCCTTGTTCATGTCAATGCCAAAACCATCCATCTTTTTATAAGATGTATAGGCTGCTGCTGTTAGAGCTACGTTCTCATCTGTTAAACCTACCCCAGCAGAAAACGCACCCAAGCCTGATAAGATAGCATTTTTATCCTCGGCTGGAACTCTCTGTAGTGGAACGTACAACATACGTAGGGCATCACCCTCTGACAAGTTCTGCCGTACAGCTTCAGCTTCAATAGCCGCAACAATGTCTTTTTCAGTGACGGACTGAGAAGTACCATCTTCAAATACAACATCACCACCTATTGAATTAACTTGCTTAGTCTCTAAGAATTGAGTTACTTGTGATTGTACTTTTGATTTAAAGTAAGCGGCTTTACCAGCCTTAAATCTTTCAGAGTCATAACTAGCTAGGTCACGATTCATAGCTTTTACAAGTTTCTGGTAACGACTAACTTTAGTCAAGTCCCCCTTGTTACCTATGACAGAAGTAGCCCACTGATATGCAGCATCCCTACCGTTTGTTCTAACACGTGGGGCAATGATATTCTCCATAACATAGTCATTAACCATAGACTGGCTATAACCATAGGCTTGTGCTGCTTGTTTTACAATCTCATCAATGTTCTTCTTCTGTAAATCTAGACTAAATTGACGGTTTGCCTGTAGTGCGGGATCACCATCTTCATCTTCAAAATCTTTTGTTCCGTAACCAATATCTTCACTGATACCAATAACTTCATCACCAACTGTACCCATGTTTTTATTAAAGGTATGCTTAAACTTAGCGGGATCATACGTAGTCTCAAACCACGCAAGGTTTCCCATTTCAATGTTGCCCTTGACAGCTTGAAATAGTAAGTCATCACCTGAGTCTTGGGCTTGCTGAAGGAAGGGCTGCATAATCTCAGCACGTCTAGCAGTTATTTCTTCCTCTGACATCTCTAGGTAGTCAGGCTCGTTGTTTCTGTAGTCTTCCCTAGCTTGTCTTAGAGCAGCACCCACAGAAAGTTTAGCAGCAAAGGTACGTTCAGATGCAATACCCTGTTCAGCCTCACGCTGTAACTTTAACTGCTTTTGTTTTTCTACTTGTGCTAGTGTTTCTGCTGCTGGTGCAATTGCACGAATAAATTCACCCAAACCACTCCTAGGCGCAGGTTGTTCAGCAGGACGTACATATGTTTCTACTGGACGAGCTACAGCCTGTAGCCTTGCAGAAGGCCGCAGCCGTTCTACTTGTTTTCTAGCCATAAGCTATCTCCTTTAATGACTAAGACCATACCCCTGATTTTGTGATGAACCGCTAAAATAATTATCACCCTTACCAGACCTACTGCCTGAGGTATAAGTTTTACTTGGTTGATCTACTTTATTTGCATTATAAGCACCAGCGGCATTAGCCGCAGTTCCTACAGCCGCAGCTAGGAAGTTAGGCATGACACCCTGTTGTAAAGAGTTGGTTCTATTCTGTGCTTCCGCAGATGTACCACGCTTTTCAAGCGCAATCTGTTTCTCTACATTCTCAAGGTTTCTATTGATAGTTGTAACACCACGTAGTTTCTGTGCTTCGTAGTCCTGTAGTAGTAAGTCCATATTATTACCACTAAGACCAGACTCACCCTGAGCAACCAGAGCAGCACCCTTGCCTTCCCTAGCTTTAATGCCTATGGCTAGTTTCTCTTCAGCGGCAGCTTCTGCTTCTTGAATAGCCCTCTGGTTAAGGGTTTGTACTTTTAAATCTCTTGCATCATTAGCAGCCAGACGGTTAGCATCAAATCTAGCTTGATCTGACTGCGCCTGAGCCACGCCTTCTTGGTATTGAGCAACACCCTGTGCTACCATTAACGTAGCCATTATAACTGGGTCACACATCTTGTATCCTCACAAATTCTAAAAAGGGTTTGTTTCCTACACCCCAAGTTTCATGCCTTTTAATAAACGTAAATCCTACAAACTTTAACCAGTTAATAGCTACATCGTAGTCAGCGTCACAGGCATTAGTTAGGATGGGATATTTCTTATTTACTTCTTGTACCCATTTGAGAGAACCTCTAAGAAAGGGTAGCCAGACTTTAGTTATCGGTGGTGCTGTAAGTAGCCACGGTATGCCTGTAAGATTATCCTCTAATCCTACGATACCATAGATACCAGCAATCTCACCTGTTTCTTTTACAACGATAGTCCAGCACTCCTCTGACTCATCCAGCCCCTGCTGTAAAGCTTCCTTAACATCGCCATGAGAGGCAAGTACTTCTTCAGTATCTTCTGGTCTTAAGTTTGTAGCCAGATGATCTACATCAGACTGAGTACTTGCTCTCACATAAAGCTTCATTA